GGCATCTACATGGAAGGCAACGGCCGCGGCACGGGCACGGTTGCACACACCACGACCCAGTTCGATATCTCGATCAACGTCTCGCTGTCCACCATCATGATCGGTGTCGTCCCGAGCCCGAACTCGGCGCACATCGAGATCGTGGACCCGAACGATCGGACGCTGCTGGTCACCGTCGGTGGCGTGCAATACACCGCGCGCTCCGGTTCGATCTCGCGGCTGGCGTCGACCGCAACGCTCGCCCAGGTCATCACCAAGGTCAATCAGGTGATGGACAACCTAGCGCAAGCCAAGGTCACCGCGGGCTAACCAGAGGTCCCCTGCGGGGGACCTTAGCTCACCCGCTACCACCGTACCGACCCCCTCCCTCCGTGGCCCTCCTGGGGCCACTGGGGGCCTTGGGGACACCATTCCCGAGGAGCAATGACCCAAACCTACCCTGACTGGGTCCAGACCGAGTCCGAGAAGAAGCTCTACGACGACTTCCGGTACTTCCTCTGGTTCCTCCTGAAGCACCTGAAGAAGAAGGCGACGCGACGCCAGTACCAGGTCGCGCTGTGGCTCCAGTACGGGCCGCGTCGGCGCATGGTCCAGGGCTTCCGTGGCCTGGGCAAGTCGTGGATCACGAGTGCCTTCGTGCTCTGGCTGCTGTACCGCAACCCCCAGGAACGCATCCTGGTTGTGTCTGCGAACGAATACAAGGCGACCGAGTTCGCCACCTTCACCCGTCGACTGATCGACGAGGTGGAGATGCTCCACTTCCTGCGCCCGCGCGCCGGCCAGCGTGACGCCACGATGGCGTTCGACGTGGGCCCCGCGGATGCCGCGCAGGCCCCCTCGGTTCGAGCCGCGGGTATCTTTGGTCAGATCACGGGCGGCCGCGCGACCACCATCGTCGCCGACGACGTCGAGGTCCCGAAGAACTCGCTGACCCAGGTCATGCGCGAGAAGCTCGCGGAGGCCATCAAGGAGTTCGACGCGGTCGTCGTCCCGATCGACGAAGGCGGCCAGATCGTCTACCTGGGCACGCCGCAGACCGAGGAGTCCATCTACCGGGCACTCCCGGAACGTGGCTACCAGATCCGCGTGTGGCCCGCGCTGTACCCGACGGCGGACCAGGCGGCCGGCTACAACGGCACCCTGGCGCCGGACATCGTGTCCGAGCTGAAGGCCAACCCTGGCCTGGTCGGGCGCACCACAGACCCCGAGCGATTCTCCGATCTCGACCTGGCGGAACGCCGGGCGTCCTACGGCGGCGCCGGCTTCGCGCTCCAGTTCATGCTCGACACGTCGCTGTCCGACGCGGAGAAGTACCCGCTGAAGACCGGCGACATGATCTGCATGGACCTGGATCTCGAACAGGCCCCCGGCAAGCTCGTCTGGACGTCGGACCCGCGCAACGCCATCACCGACATCGACAACCTCGGCTTCACCGGCGATCGCCTGTACCGGCCGATGCACATCGCGCCGACCATGCTCCCGTACGACGGCCGGCTGCTGATGGTCGACCCGTCCGGCCGAGGCAAGGACGAGACCGCCTACATCGTCCTCTACTCGATGGCGGGGATGCTCTTCGTCCAGGCGGCCGGCGGCTTCAAGGACGGCTACGGCGAGAAGACCCTCCAGGGCCTCGCGAACCTCGCGGCGGCCCACAAGGTCAACATGGTGCTCGTCGAGTCCAACATGGGCGACGGCATGTTCAGCGCGCTGCTGAAGCCGTACCTGACGAAGACCTGGCCCGTGGGGATGGAAGAGGTGCGCTCGACGGTGCAGAAGGAGCGCCGGATCATCGACGACCTGGAGCCGGTGCTGAATCAGCATCGCCTGGTCATCGACGCCAAGGTCGCCCGCGCCGACGCCGCGGATGGCGTGATGTCGCTCCTGTACCAACTCACGCACATCACCACCGACCGCGGCTCGCTGAAGCACGACGACCGCGTCGACGCCCTGGCCCACGCGGTGCGCTACTTCCGCGATCGCCTGACGCGCGACGCCCAGTCGGCTGAACAGGAACACCTGGACAAGCTGCGGGAGGACATGCTCCGCGAGTTCAGGGCAAAGTGGTATGGGGGCCCCCCCAAAAAAGCCGGCTTTCTGTCCACCAACCGAGCCGTTCGACGTTAAACTGAAGTGCCGTCCAGGTGTCCGGTTTCCTCCTTTCCTGATGGATTGGTCTCCCTTGGTCGGGGATGGAGCCGGCCCTGGGCGGCACTACGTTCCACATGGAACCCGTCCCTTCGGGGAGACCACCCCCTTCGGGGGATTGACACCTCACAGACACTATGATACGCGCGTGCGTGTGCGCGCGCCCTTTAGTTTCTATATAGGGGACACTGAAGGGTCCCTACGGTGTAACCAGGAAGGTTGTTCCTGTGGTGGTGGGCTAGGGGAACCATCTGGATCACTCCAGGTCTCCTCTGGTCCCCTTCAGGGAACGCTCTACACGGCGCACCGATCCCCTCCCCGCTACCACCGTACCGGCCCCCTCCCCAGGTGCCCCTTGCAGGGCCACTCAGGGGCTAGGAAGGGCATTCCAATGCCCGACCTGGCGGTCGTGCCTAGGAGAGGGCATCGCGGAGCCCATCGAACAGTCCCTTGGCGACCAACAGGGCCACCAAGGTCCATCCGAGGGCATCCCAACGTCCGAAGAAGGGCCGGCGGGTACGCATGGAGTCGAACTCTGGTGGTCCCCTGGTGGACCTGGGGTGAACCTGGCGGGGGAGGGTCCCCGATTTGGTACAAAAATCCGAGGCGTCCTCGATCGCGCGCCGACGCGCCCGCTCCCCCGTGGGGGGTGCCCGCGGTGCCGATTCCGGCGCGGCGCGCAGGGCCACCGCTGGGCCACCGGGGAGGGCAGGCAGGGCCACCGCTGGCACGCTATCCGGGCACGGATCGCCGCAGAGCCGCACGTTAGAGCGGTTGCCACTGGATAGGGCCACCGATGGCACACCGCAGGGCCACCACAGGGAGCCTGAAGTGGTGCGCTGGGGGCATGGTGGGCGTGGGCTGGGCTCGCCTGTTCAGATTGGCACGGGCCTTCGATGCCCTGTTTTTTTCGTCCCGGCCACCACAGGGCCACCACAGGGCCACCACAGGGCCACCACGGGCCACGCCGGGAGCCTGCCGGGGACGTTGGCACGCTTCCTGCATACGGCCTGACGCTCCACGTCACGTTGTGACGCTGGGGGCCAATGGTGGACGCTGGGGGACAGTTGCCAGTAGGGGACGATTGCCACGGGACAACGGTTGCGACGTTGGCACGGTTCCTGCGAATCATCATCTAGGGCACCGACCGTGCAACCGACCACCACCACAAAGGAGACCACCATGAAGCATGTCCGCATCGGAAGCGCACCGCAGTCGCGCACCCTGACGAGCCG